CCGCCGCATCCATCGTTTTTAACCGATCCTGCATGAATTGCACTAATGTTTCTTGGAACCCTTTGCCGCGCAAGTCTGCAAATTCACGCGCTCTGGTTTCAAGTTCTTTTAATCCAGCCTCACCAAACAATTCTTTGGCACCTCCACGCACGTCTCCGCCTGTAAGACCCGCCACAATGTTTGTAGGGATTAACCCAGCTTCAATGTCACGACGCGCAGCAAATGCGGCAGGCTTTGTCGCCTGAGTTATCAGGCTATTAATTTGATTTAAAGTGTTAGCTGCGACACCTCCAATAAATCTAATTGGCCCTTCTAAATTTATAATTAACTCGGCCAAGCCTCTAAAAACTTGAGCCATTTGAGGCACAATATCTTTTGTTAATGCAACTTGAACATCTTCTGCAGCATTTTGAAAATCAGCTATTGCTTGTGCAGGTCCACCTAATGCGGCCTCTAGTTGAGCAGCGCCTTCTGTCTCAATTCTTTTTAATGCACGAATTACTACATCAGCAGTAATTCCTCCTTCTGCTGCAAATTTTCTTAGTTGACCTTGAGCAACTCCAGTTTCTTTTGAAATCGCCGTCAAGATGCCAGGAACCTGCTCGGAAATGCTATTGAATTCATCACCACGTAATGCGCCTGATCCAAGAGCTTGAGATAATTGCCTAAAAGCATTTGCAGATTCAACGGCTGTTGAACCGCTTATTCTTGCTGCAGTATTAAAGCCGTTGTAAACACTAACAATGTCCTCAAGCCCAACACCGACAGGACGCAATCGAGCGAATACATCGGCCAATGCACGATTAGCTTCAGTTTGACCAGTGCCGAATCGCTTAGCAGCCTCTGTGGCCGCATTTTGCAACTGTTCAACTTCACCATATCCCTTTGCCAAAAATTGAATACGCCGCTCTGATTCAATACGTTGAATACCTTCGCGGAAAGCATTTTGAGCAGCATTGAGGCCAAGATAAGCAGCAGCTAAACCTGCAGCTTTTTTGGCTAAATCATCAAAAGCACGCGAGGCTTTATCGGCACCTTGCCCTGATGCTACAAATCTGCTTTTTGAATCTTTTAATCTGCCGTTCATATCACGAACGGCTCCTTCAACCTTTTTACTTTGCTGTTCAACCTTACGCAGCGGATTGATTGCTTTGACTGCGTTGACAATCAGCTCAACGTTGGATACTGCCACGGCTTACTCAAGCGATATCAACATCTTAACGACGGCCAGCTTTTGCGCGATCCATCGCTTCCTTTTCCTGTTCGCCCTTTAATTCGTAAAATGCCGCAAAGTGAATAAACTCCGCATCAGTCAATTCTGTGCGGAGCTTACTGACTGTCATCCCAAGTTCGCAGGCCAAGAAAAACTCAAAATAAGTCCAATTGTCCTGCTTCAGTCGTTTTTTGCTTCGTCTAATTCAACGTCACCACCAATACCAAACAAGAACAGCTCAAGATCATTCAGTACAGATTCAGGCAGTTGGCGTTGTAGCTTAGGTGCATCAGCAGAAGCAAATGCTTTGCTACCATCCTCAAGCTCCGCCATTTGACATAGCATCTGCGTGCTGATGTCCAATGCCTCGTCAGTACCAGCAAGGCTTTGTGCTTTTTTGCGATCGGCGCGGGTGATCGGTTTGAAGTACAGATCAACAACCTTTTTGCCGTCTGCATTCTTCAGTTCAAACTTCCGTCGCTGGTTGAGGTCAAATGCCCCAACCAGCAGATCCACGGTGCGATTTGAAGCAGGCATTTAAGCGACTTATTTGTCACTCAAACTATAGCCCTTTTACTCCAAGTTGGAAGTGATGGTGCCGCTGGTGACAAAGTTGCAGCTAACAATGACCAGCTCACCCACTGTGGAAGTGATTTCCATGTCGGTGATGATACCAGCAAAGCTCACAGAGTCACTGCCGGTTGTGGTGCCAGTCGTGAACAGCTCAAATGTTGCATCTGCAGGATCTGCAGTAGTGACAACATCTTCAAGGAATGCAGCTTGGCCGGTTGCATCTGGATCATAAACCAGCTCAACAGTGCCGGAGCCAGATACCATGCTGCCAACAAAACTGCGGAAGGTGTCACCATGAACGCTAGTATCAAGCGTTTCTTTGGTGATGGTTAGGCTCCAACTACGGGTGCCAACAATTGTGGCGTTAGAAGAGCCAGCGGCATCAAATTGAACAGTTCCCTGTTCACCGCGAAGAGTAGCCATGGTCAGAGTTCCTCGATGAATTCAAAGGTCACACGGACCTGTGTTTGGAAATAGCCCTCAGGTGATGCAGGCACCACTTCAGGACCGATTGGCGCATCGAAGTAAACCCCCGACACTATGACTCGATTATAGAGATCACGAATACGCTTGCCTATCGTATAGTTTGCGCCAGCACCAACACCAGCAGGTGTGAAGATATTGATGACCATGATGCCGACAATACGATTTTGCGAATTAGTTGTGCCGCCATGCGTTAAATGTTCGCTAGCTCCAAAACTTACTAAACACTGAATCCAACTAGAGTTAGGCGTTGGCTTGTAAGGTATGTTGTAAAATACAACGGGCAATACAGGATCAATTGCTAGTTCAGTTGCTAGCCTGCCTTCAACGATTGCTCTAATTGTGTTTCGATTGGTAGCAGCCACTGTTAAAGAGTCTCAAAGACATTAAAGGGTACGGTCACAGTTGTTTGAAAAAACGATGATGGCTGTGGTGCCGTAGCAACATTTGGACCTGATATGGCTTCAAACTGAATGCCATCAATAATATGCCGTGTATAAAGAGTGCAGACACGAGTGGCTAGATCATAGTTTGCGCCAGGACCAACATTTTGAGGTGTAAAGACATTAGCAACGATGGTGCCGTTGATTCTATTGATTGAATCAGTTGAGCTGCCTAAGGTCAAATAAGATGATGATGCAAATGACACCAGGCATTGAACAAATGAATCATTAGCGGCTGGTACATAAGACAGATTGTTAAATACTGATGGTGTTGAATCAGCTTCGGGTGATTCTGTGACGATAATCAAACCACCTTCGCTAGTTAAAATATCACCATCTTGTTTGGCTATACCTGCGCCAAAACCTGCGAGGAAATGCTTTTCAATCGTTGCACGTACTGCATTTAGATCTGCTGCTGCCATTATCCTCGCCTTTTGATTTGCTCATAAGATGATCGTACATAGGCTTGCATTTCTTTGCCAATTAAATCAATCCAGCCAGCATCGGCTTGTGGGCTATGGCCATTTGCCAATGGCTCAGCGTATAGCAAATTGTTGTGAATGCTGTAATAATTGCCTAGTTTTTCTTGCCCTGCACTGTAATTTGATCCCTTCAATGGTGCTGGTGTTCCCTTGTAATCGCCTTCTGGTGCTGGTGTGCTGTTGTTTGCATTCTCGCCAACCTGCCAGCTAACGCGAAATCTACCAGTATCAACAGGACTGCCTTCCTTTAGTTTTGAGTCAGTTTCAAATACCGTGGTACGCAGCAACTGCTCAACTTGACCTTCCATATAATCAGCAATCTTTGCCAGCTTGATTTCTTTTGCCATCATCAAGCCCTCAAAAATAACTGATAAACAATCGCTTGGTTAGCCTGCTCGACAGTTTCAACACGTACGATTTGATGCGTCACGCTGCTGATCAGCACCTTATCATCTAAACCAGGCACAGCAGATAATGCTGATGCTGCAACCGTTAGCTTCTTGTCATCACCACGCACAAGGTCATTAACCTCAGATGCGTTCACATCTTCCAGTACGCCTTTGACCGTTTCAGTGGTGATCGTTTCAGTCGCTGAACCTGTTGTCGGGTTGTAAGTCCCAAGAGAGACGGATTGGATGGTGACATCACCGCCAAACTTGGTGATGGCCTTGTTAGCAACCTTTCGCAGCGAATCAGCAAGTGCCATCAGACGCGATAAGCGATACAAGCTCCATTCTGAAGCGTGATGCTAGTAAAAACACCCACGATATGAAAACCAGCGGGGATGGTCTCGCCATCAAGGCTATTGCCGGTGTAGTTTTCGCTCACCAAAGTATCGATCGTTGTATTCTCATAAAAGTCGATATGCTTAAACCTTCCTGTATGTGCAGCCGTGTCAGTAATGACTTCAGCACCAATCGTGTAGTCGATGCCGACATCACCTTGACCAAAACCTTTAGCCATGATCAGCTCCGTTAAATTTCTTCGATGTTGCTGACGATTGCATCGCCGCCTTGCGTAATCAACTGATCACTACCTTGAGTGACCAAACGCAGCACCAGCAATATTGCTTGGAAACTAGACGTTATTGAAAGGCGACTGGCAGAAAGTCTCATCAGAGGAACTCCGTCAACTCAAGCACTGCATCAGTCGCATCATCACGAATGATCGCAATGTTTGGTGTGGCAGGCAGTGCAATATCAATTCGTTCGTTTTCGTTCAAATAATGACTAGTCGATGCGTTAGCTGTTTGACTGCTACTACCAACTTCAAAACGCAATGATGCGTTAGAAGCTCGCATTGAAACGCGTCTGCAAGTCGCAGTTAATGCAGTGTTTGTGCTCGTAGCACCAGCGGTAAGCTGTCGTGCAACACCAGGAATACCAAGTGGTTCAACGGCACTTACATACGTTCCATCTGGGCGACGAATCGCAGTGATGTCAGCAGCATTTGAACTAACAAGCATGATCAGCTCCGTTGAATTGCGATGTTGCCTGGTCCACTTATTCTAAGCCCTGTCAGGTAGCGTTCAATGATTGGTGGGATGCGATCAGCACCAACAGCACCAGACTTGTCAGGCGTTACATTGATCGGTCCGACCTGCACGTTTTTATAGTCCTCCAAACCACTTAGACCAATACCGTCTTTGTTGTTGTTTAGGTACACCGCAAGGATTGCTTGCGCCTTTTGGATTTGATCAGGGATTTCGGTATCAGTGAAATAATCCGTTGTGATCCTGAACGGAAAGCCGACCGCATAAGTGTTGATGTAAGTGTCAGGTTTGCGAACACCAGTACGCGGCCATTGCATTGCCTGCGTATCAGTTGCCCGTGCTCCTAAAAATCTTTCACGATCAAGGCGTTGTGCTGCAGTGTAAAGCGCACGATTCTTTTGATCGTCAGTAGCAGAAGCCCATGCAGTCACATCCGCATCTTCAACCAAGCCATCGATGATGGCATTGGCATCACTTAGTGTCAAATAGGTGTTGGCATTAGCCCCACCAATCGTGGCGTCAAGTGAAATTGCCATTAGGTTTCTCCGGCTTGGGCTTTACCGTCCGCCGCCTTTTTGGCTTTGGCTCTTGTTCAATTTTAGGCTCAGCATTAGAAAAAGAGGCCACTACCGAAGCAGCGGCCTCACGTTCACGCATTCGCCGAAAAGCGAATAAACCCATAATCAGGCAACCGCAGATGCAGTAGAACCCAGACCATACAGGGTAATCGCTTCAGAACCAGAGGTTACATTAGTAACGCGACCAAGGAAAACCTTGGAAGCATTCTGAGCAACGGTGGCAACGCCGCTGACAGTAACGTCAGTACCACCAGCAACGGTGATGGCATAAGAGCCAGCCGAAGCATTCAGTACAACCATCATAAAGGTGGTGCCGACAGCACAATCACCGCCAATAGCGGCAACAATAGCTGCAGCAGTAGCTGTGGTGTAAGTGGCAGCAGCAGTAGGCACACCACGCACAATGGCGTTGTAGCTGTTAGCTGCGCTTAGGGTTGCAGTGTCAGTAGGCTCTGCAAGTTTCATCTGCGCTGGCAGAAGACCGCCAGGGATGTCACCTAGTTCAAAGATAGAAGCCATGATTAGTTACCTCCTCAATCGAAGTTAGAGGTGACAGTTGCACGCACGATACCAATGTTCTTGGTTTCGTACACTTTTGACCAGTTAGTGATGGTCTCCAGTTGTGCGCGACTTGGGTTCGTGGTAGTCACGGCCCACTTAGCACCAACAGGGTGGTAGCAGTAATGAAGGTCGATAGACATTGCATCGCTCTTGGCGAGAATGTC